GACTGGACGCATACATACCCGTGCCAGCCCCGATGACTGCCGCCGCCGCAATGGCTACCGCTACTCCGCTCATGGTGCAACCTCCTTGGCTTCTTGAAGGGCGCACCGTGCCAGCTCCTCCAGAAGCTCCGGGTCGTCATACTCTTTGGTGAACAGGTGCTCTTCCAGCTTGTCGGTGTCGCGCTCGTCGTCGGGGTTAGGATGCACCGTCGTCCAGAGACAGTCAGAGAGGGCTATGCCGATGCGCTTGGTGCCGGGCGGCGAGGCGAAGGCGCAGGGGCCGATCACCTTGCGGTTGCCCGTCTCGGTTGCCACCAGCATTGCCCCGCTGGAAACGATGGATAGGCACTCGTGCCGGTGCAACTCCCCGGTCAGAATGGTGCCTTTGGGGATGAGGATGGTGCGGCTATAGATGCCCTTGCTGAAGGCGTGGGCTACCGGGATTTCAACCTGGGGGAACTTCTGCATCCACTCCTCCAGGGCGTGAATCGTGGCCCTTCTTTGCAGGCGCACCGGCAGATGTGAGGAGAGCAGTATTTCGCCTCTAGTATCCCTGGCGATGTTCCTGGCCGCCATTTCAGCCGCTAGGTCACCGATGAGGGCGTAAGGGTTCAGCCCGAGTTGCTGGCCCTGCTCAATCATGGACAGCCACTGCTCGCACTCCGCAATTTCCTCTTCGCTGTAGCCTCGGCTGCGGGAAAATGCCTTCCAGTCGCCGGAGCGGTAGAGGCGTTGCCCCTCCTCTGTCCAGTCGCTCCAGAAGCCAGGTTTTTCGGCGGCGATGACCCTCTTGGTCAGTGCCCGGAAGGCTTCTGTGTCGAACGGCGGCACTACCAGGCCCCGCCCCAGCGGTTCCGCGACTACCAGCTCAAGCGGCAGGGTCTCCTCGCTGCGGACTATGGCGCGCTCCTCGTTCATCTGCCCCACTCATACTCCAGCTTCAGATACTCACCCTGAAAGACGAGACCCCGCGCATCGACCTTGTGGTTGCAGAGGTGCGCCAGGTCCAAGGTGAAGGGTCCGTAACGCCCGCGAGCGCCAAAGGTGTAGGCCACCCGGTCAGGATGGAAGTCCGGCCCGTGGCTGGTCAAGAAGCCCTCGTCCATGAAGGTGTCCACACCCACGAGGGCCATGATGTTCTTGCTTCCGGCCGCTACCTCCACCTGGCCGAAATAGGCGTTTTCCCAGGGATAGGCGGTGAAGGAAACTTTGCCCTCGTTATGAATCTTGGGTACCCCGGCGCAAGCGACGAGCAGCAAGGGCAGCAGAAGCAAAATGAGTAATCGTGACATCGGTTCCCCTCCTCGTTCCTCAGGCCACCGGGCCTAGATATATGACGTCGAACTTCATCCCCGCCGCGTCGGCCACAAGCTCCAGGGAGCTCCCGGAGTTCTGGTAAACGAAGATCTCGACGTAGTCGTTGGCGGCCAGTGGGAGCACCTGACTGAAGCTCAGGTAGATTTTGGTGGTCACGCTTATTGCCGGGATATTCGGCCCTACCACGACACTAGCGCCATTGACCATGATCTTCATGCCGCGGTAGCCGGTGTCCCTTTCCGTGAAGGAGACGACACCGCTCACCAACCAGAGCCCGGCCTTGTTGACGGTTATGCGGGAGGTGTTCGTGGAGCCGTGCAGGCTGTCGGTGTCCTCGTGCTCATTGGCAACGGGCCAGGCCACCTCCGTCCATGTCGCATTTGCGATGGCTAGAAGGCTGTCACGATAGAGGCGGCAGCGCGGGCGCATTTGCTTCGCCGCAAGTCCAGCCGGGGTCACGGCCCTGGCCGTATCCGTGCCGGTCTGCACCTCGGCATCGGTGGCAAGCTCGACGATGCCCTTCTGGGTGGCCGAGGCTTGGTAGGTAGCACTCAAGTCAGTGAAGCGTGGCAGGGCCGGGTTGGTCACCGAGATGAGCCCCACGCTGACCGCCGACAGCCCGGAATCCAGACTGCCCGAGTCGAAAGAGCAGGTAACGGTGGTCGGGGTAGTGTAGACCGAGGCGGTGATGGTGCCGTAGATGGTGCCAGCCGCCACCACGGCCTTGATGCGCCGGCCGACCTGGAAGGTGCTGGTCTCGTCTCCGGGCACCGAGAACGAAGTGGTGCCGATGTAAGTGAGGGTAAGCTCCTGCTCAACCCACTCCGATTGCCCAATGGTCGTGTCGGCCATCGAGCTGACATTCAGGACGGTCCAGACCGTCACCCCGGCCGAGGTCTTGAGGACAATATCGTAGTAACCGGAAAGCCAGACAGAGGCCCGGCCGGCTGAATCGAGGGTTACTATGCCACCCACGCCCGCAGGCGTGCCGCCGCCCGAGTCGGTATAGACGGTCTTGGGGTCTTGGGTGCCCGGCGAGTAGAAGGTCAGCGTGCCACCTGCCAGGGGTGCCCCGTTGGCGTCGCAAAACTGCTGCTTGGGGACGGGCAGGAGCGAGGTGTCGGCCAGGGCCGGGATGCTCAGGCCCACCAGGAGGGTCAGGACCAGAAGGAGGGCGGAGAGACGCTTCATACGAGGGCTCCTATGTCGTTGACTGCCTGCACGAGCACCGCGAAAAACTGATACCAGGCCGGGTCCATCGTCCCGTCCCGGCGGATTACGGGCTGTTGAATCGGCGGCGGCGGTTGCAAGGTGACGGGCATCTAGTGCCTCCCCACGCTAAATTCCGCGCTTGCCCCGGTGAGCACTACCTTCAGGGGCGCCGAGGTCTGCCACCAGAACACCCGGTCGCGGCCGGAGCCGAGGGCGTTCCAAACTTGGCGAGCGCGGTATTGACCCTGCTTCCCCATCGAGGTCAGGACGGGGTTACCCCAGGTCTGGCCCCCGTCGTCAGACCACTTGAGGCTGGCCTGGGGGTTGGCCGCAGGGTCGGTGATGCCCCCCACCTCGGCGTCTATCTGAAACCGGTGGTAGAAAATCGTCTTGCCATCCGGGTCAGCCATGTGCTGAAAGCTGCGAGCCCGGACGATGGCCGCGCCGTTGTCCTGATAGGCCGTGCTCTGCATCTTGAAGATCGAACCGTCCCGGTAGCTCCCGAGCAGGTGCATCCCGTTCAGATAGGCGTAGGCGTTGCCCAGGTGGCGGCCGAACTTGAAGGGACCGCTGGCCGGGTAGCTTGAACGCTCGTGCCAGAGGCCGGTGGAGGCGTCATGGACCCAGGTGGCGTCGGCCGTTGGGAAGGTGATGACGTAGAAGGTGTGCCCTTCGGCGCTGTAGAAGTAGCTCCAGGCGTCGGCCACGGTCGAATACTGTGACCACTGGTAGAGGATGGCTGGCGGGGTGACGATGCGCGGGGTGTAACCGTCCGCCCTGACTACGCCCACAAGTTCGCCCTGGTCGTTGTTCTTCTGGGTAGCCAGCCAGAAGAGGGAGTTGTCGCCGATAGCCGCCGAGTGCCGGGCGGCCAGACCATACATCGAGACGGCCCCCTGGATTCGGCCGAAGGGTGGGTGAGTGCCGCCTGCCCGGTCATACCAAACCTCGGTGGTGGCCTCGCCGAACATCCAGACGAGTTGCTGGTTGTTGAGCACCCTGAGCAGGCTGTCAGGGAAGGCATCGGCGGTGGACTTGTCTGCGCTGTTCCAGGTGGTGCCGTTATAGAGAGCTGATACCTGAAATTGGCTGCCCCCGATGTCTGCCAGGAAGTAACCATCGCAGAAGGTCACCGTCGCGGCCGGGATGGCGGTCTGGGTGAAGGTGGCCGCGCCCACGTCCCAGATGTAGAGCCAGGTGCCGTCCGCAATGGCCAACTGATCACCGCCGGTCGGCTTGAGGCCGTTGTCGGCCATGCAGACCCGACCGTTCGAGGTGGCCAGGGTGCCGAGGGCAGGCGACGCCAGGGTGGCCGGGTTGATGCTGTAGAGTTTGCCGCCCGAGACGACGTAGGCCAGCCCGTTGAAGGTATGCATCCCGCGCACCGGCTGGCTGCCCAGAGTAGTCCACAGGGTCAGACCCGGCGTGCCGATGAGGGCCACCACGTCCTTGCCGCCCTCCGCCTTCTCGGCGAAGAGGTTCACCATGCGCTGACTGTCCAGCACGGGCGAGCGGCCCAAGTAGCCGGGGCTGACGAGGGGAATCCGCACTAGCCCCCTCCCATCGTGTAAATGTTACCACCGCCGGAGCCTCCGCAGCCGGGCATGTCAACGCTTCTGACGAGCTGGGGCGCGTTCAGGCGGCAGATGTTGTCGAAGGATGCCTTGGCGATGGCCGCCACCTCGGCCGGGGTGGGGCGCCCGTAGTCGGGGGCCAGTCTGACGGCCAGGTTGTAAACGATGGCCTCCAGGTATTCGTCCGGCAGGGTGTAGGCGGTGGTCAGCGTGGCGAAGCTGGTCAGGGAGACCAGGGCCTCGATATAGAGCGTGTAGGTCGCGGCCGAGTCGGGCACCGGGTAGATGTAGATGGTGCCGGCGCGCGCGGCCTGCTGCGTGGCTCCGGGGTCGAAGAAGAGGGCTTGGGGTGCCCCGGTGGTGACGGCCTTGTCGAAGTAACCGTCATATTGCTCGCGGGTCAGCAGGTCCAACGGGTAATCGTAGCCGCTCGCGTCCCGGTAGTAGGCGCTCAGGACAGAGAGCGGGCAGGCGGTGTTGAGGTCGCCGCTGACCTTGACGCTGTAGGAGTATTTGGCCGCCGTCAGGGCAAACCCACCTAGGAGTGTAGGGGCGCGCAGCACTAGGCGCCGGGTGGCCCAGGACTTGAGCATCATGTTCAGGTCGTCCAGACCCGCAGTTGCCGCCGCCGCCGTGGCAACCTCGCCAGCCTCGATGGCTAGCACCCCGATCTTCCGCAGGGAAGCGGTGATGACGTCGTTGGCGCTTGTGATGGCCATTGGCTATGCCTTTCGGGGCCGGCCGGGGCCGCGCTTCGCCAAGGAGGAGGGAGGCGAAGGTGGTAGGGCGACCCCGGTATCCGCCACGGGGGAAGCCGTGACGCCGACCCCAAGTTGTTCCTCCAAAAGCCGCACTTCGGCCCGGTGATATTCGAGCCGGACCATCAAGGCATCCCGGCCCTCCAGCTTCTCGCGGGTATAACCCTGCGCTTCCAGGCGCTCGGCCTCATAGACGTCCTGGGCTATCTTGTCGGGCAGCACCTCGTGGAACAGCCAGCAGGGGTAAGGCTTGGGGATGTATTCGCTCATGCACCCACCTCGATAAACCAGATTGAGTCAACCAGTTTGACCTCGGAAAACGCCTCGTTGACGGCCCGCATGACCCCCGGCCAGACCGGCGAGTAGTCATGGCCGCAGATGAGTTTACGGGTCTTCGGCAGCCAAGCGGCGATGTCAGCCTTCACGTCCTGGTAGTCGTGGCTGGCGTCGATGAACACCATGTCGGCTTGGTCGCCGTTGAGTTTCCCGGCCGCCTCCAGGGAGGTCATCTTGAGCACCTTGAGGTTCGGGTAATGCCCCACGTTCTTCAGAAACTCGGCATAGATGTCCTCTTCCTGGGCCAAGACGTGCATACCGCCTCCTCCGGGGCCGGGGCTGCCCTGGAAGTGGTCAACCGCCGTGACGTGGTGACCTGACTCTAGGAGTTCCTTTGTGGAACGGCCCTTCCAGGAGCCGATCTCGATGATGCCCCCGCTCATCCGTATGGCCGTCTCGCGTAGCCAGCGGCATTCCTCGGCGTCCATCCAGCCCTCGATAGGATTGCCGGACGCCTCCTGTTCCTGGCGCACCTTGGCCTTGACCGCCTCCCAATGTTGAAGGGTGAGGCCCTGCTTGCCGTAGTGGGCAAGGGGGATGCGGGGGTCTATCCAAAGCTCCAGGCCGAGCTTTTGCACCCGCCAGCAGAAGGCCACGTCCTCGCGCAATATGTTGGGCTGGCCGTAGTTGAGGAAGTCGAAGGGCTGGCCGAATTCGGTGCAGAACTCAGGGATGAAGGCTTCCATGACCCGCTTCGAGATGAGCATGAAGCCCCCCCCGGCTGCCTCGGCCCGGAAGGGCTCGGGAGGGTAGTCGGGGAGATTCTGCACGCCACGGGGCACGAAGCGGAAGACGTGAGCCCGGTAGGGATAGGCCCGGTCAACGTAGAGGCCGCTGAGCACGTCCCTGTTCTGCTCGAGCATCCCGGTGAGGATGTTCTGGGCGTCCGAGAGTAGGGCGGTGTCAGAGTCCACGAAGAGCAGCCAGTCCACGCCCATGTTCCGGGCAAGCCTCAGAGCCTCATTGCGGGAACGGTCGATGTAGGCCATTTGGGGCAGGATGATGACCGGGGGGCGGCCAAAGTAAGCCTGTGCTTGAGCGGTCAGGCTCATCAGCGTGGCTACCGTCTCGCCCTTGAAGTCGTCTCGATTAGGACAGCAAATTGCGATACTGGTCACGGTGTCCCTTGGTTCCTGCGGGGACGAGGCCAAAGCCCCGCCCCCGGCTAGAGGTTCTAGGCGTAGGACTGGATCGCCATGAAGACGATCGCCTTGGCGTTGCCGTTGGTGGTTGAGGACTCGATCGTCAGCACGTTGCCCTTGGTGACCTTGGGATAGGTCAGGGCCGCCTCACCCACGGGTAGCCCCGCCGTGGCGCTCTTGGCGATGGTGGCCACGGTGTCGGAGCCGTTCTTGAGGATGATGTTGCCCGCGTTGGTGTCCTGAGCAACCGCCAGCATGGTCAGGATGGTCATGTCGCAGGGCGCCCCGTCGGCGTCCACGAGATTAACCGGCGTGGTGCCGCTCGTGGTGCCCACAATCTGGACGGACACCTCCAGGGCCTTGGGGAACGGGTAGGGGAAGACAATCTCCCAATCCGTTGCGCCGGGGTGGCCTATCAGGATGACCGACAGGCCAGGGCGCACGGTCAGGATCGTTTTCCCGCCGATGGTCTGATCCACCCCGGTGACGCTGTGCAGGCCGCCGTCGATGGTCAGGTCGGCCGTCCCGTTGTTGGTGAACTTGAACGCCTTGTCTTTGACAGTGGTGCCGCCGAGGGTATTGAGACCCGGCAGGGTGAAGGTGCGGGCGGTGGCGCCCGTCATGATGAGCCACTCGTCCGTGGTCAAGACGCTGTAGGCAGCCGCCTTGCTCGTAATCGAGCGGGGGTTGAACTGAATGGTCTCGAAGTTCTTGAGTCCAGGCACGTTCGTTACCTCCTAATTCGTGACGCGCACAGCAAGCTCGGGCCAGAAGGTGACCGTCCCGAACAGGATGTCTGCGCGCCAGATTTCTTCGTAGGTTCTGATGTCCGGGCCGTGGCAGATGGCGATGGAGTAGCCCTTGTAGTTCCGGGTAGTGGCCTGGAGGCCGTCCGGGGCCTTCGGGGGCACCATGATCAAACCGAAGGCATTGCGGTGAAAGGCGATGTTCTGCCCGTAGGCGGTGCTGGCCGTGCCCTTGAGGGTGAGGGCGGCGGAATCGGCCGGCGAGCCGGAGACGGTCTGGTTGGCCCCGCTGGTGATGATGGCGGGGTAGATGGGGATGGTTGTGGCCCCCGAAGACGAGTCTGTGCAGTCCGCCGTGACCACGAAGGTCTGGAGTTCTCCGGTGGACTCCTTCGTAACGGGGTTGATCATGTAGACGGCGGCGATGGTGAAGGTGTCACCCTTCTTGAAAACGCCGTAGCCTGATGTCCAGTTGTGGGTGTTGAGGTTGCTGCCGACCTGGCTGGCTCCGGTGACATGGCCGCTGCCAGCATAGGCGCCGACGGTGTGGGTGGGGCAGTGAACCGACTCGATGACATCAAAGCCGGCGATGCGGGGCACTAGGCCCTCGGTGAATGCCTTCCCGATGACGGCCTGCGGGTTGAACTGCGTGGGCAGTGAACTCGACAGGTCCGCGTAAGCCTTCGGGGTCAGGGCGAGGGTGCGGTCTGAGTCGGGACAGGCGTTGTAGGTGAGCAGCTTCCTGATCTCGGCCACGTCCGCATAGGAGTCGGGCGGGTCGGCAGCGGTGCCGCACCAGTTGGCGATGTCGTAGTAGCGGGCCAGGATGCTCAGCTCGATGTTGTTGGCCAGAGCCGAGGCGATGGGTTTGATGACGGTATCGCCGAAATCCTTGAGCGCGGCGCTACTCAGGGAACGGTCCCAGCCGGTCAGGTCAATCCCCACCGACTTCCACTTGTCGATGTTGACGGTGATGCTGCCCTGGTTGATGGACTGCGTTTGGGTTAGCACAGGGCCGTCCTGGACGGTGAACTTGGGGGGCTTCCTCACGGTGAGTACGCCGCCCGAGTCTCGGGCCTTGAAGTCCCCCTCGTACTGCCGGTTCACCCGGCGCGCCAACTGAAGCTCGTTGTCCATGTAGTCCAACGCCATGTCGGCTACGAGGACAGGGGTAATCTGCGTATTAGCCACGGTCTTCCTCCGTTAAGTCCCGGCACGCGCCTTTCTCAGCGCCCCAATCCGCTCCTCGGACGAGAGCTTGGGGTCTCCGATGTCACGGCTACCCCCTCCCCCGGTGCCGACGGGCGTAATCGGGGCGGGCGCGGTAGTGGTCTTCTTGGTGGTTGCGGGTACGGCTGAGAGCTTGGCTTCCAGCCGGCCCATTTCCATGAACGCTCTGTTGAGAGGGAGGCTGGCGATCCGCGCCGCCTCCCTGGGGTTGGCGTAGAGGTGCTTTGCCATCGCTTCGGCGTGGTCACTCTCGACCAGGCCCTGCACGAGGGCCTGCGAGCCGGGGCCGGGGTTGTTCATGGCCGCCGTGATGACCGCGTGGGCCGCTTCGGGCACCTGGGGGTCTGCCTCACCCGCCTTGGATATGCGGCTGGTGAAGGTGCCAAGCCGCGCCTGCTGGTCTTTTTCCTGCTCGCGGTCGGCCAGACGGGCGTCCAGCTTGCGGTCCTGGAGCTTGTCGAGGTAGGCGGTGCGCGCCTCCTCAAATTCCCCCACGGTGTAGTAGTCGCCGGGGCGGGGCGGTTGCAGCTCGCCCTCCGCGCTACGCGACGGCACAGGCTTCTCATCGGGGGGCTTGAAGCCCGCGGCGATGGCCCGGTCCCGCCAGGTGTCGCGGTCGGTTACGAGGTGCTTGATGCGCTGCTCGGCGCCAGAAGGTTTCGTCTTCCCCGAGGGGTCCGCCCCCTGCTCTGCGGTGGGTTCCGGGGCCTCTCCAGCGGGTGCCGACTCCGCTCCTTCTACGGCCGGTGCGGGCTCTGCGCCGCCCGTGGCGTCTGTCGGGGTTGCCGAGTCCCCAGGTTCGGCCTGCGGCTCAATAGCCGGGGTTGCATCGTCTGGCATTTGAAACTTCCTCCTTCAGTGAAATAAAAAGGCCCGCCCCGGTTTCCCGGAACGAGCCTTTGTCCTCTCTACGAGCTTGAGGGTTAGGCGACTATGTTAGTATTACCTGCCGAAAATCACCCTTGCCAGGTTGTTGAGCCACTTCCCAACTCGTCTGTGCCGAGGGGCGCCCGTTTGCAAGTAGGTCAGCCATTCCCACGCCTCCCTGTTTGCTTGTATCCAGGGAGACATCCGCTCCAGGGCGCGCCTATATTCTTTGTAGGCGTCCACGTAGCACCTCCAGCAGCTTCCTTTTCACGGCCTCCAACTGCTTCAGGGCCTCGATAATCTGGCGTTCAGCTTCCTTGGACAAGGCCACCTTGCGCTATCCCTCCCTGGTCGGCCGGGTGCATCCCCGGCGGCGCGTGAAGCTCCTTGAGCACCTGGATAACCACAGACCGCACCCCACTCTCGGTCAACTGGGCCTCCTGCTGTGCCTTGGCCTGTTCTGCCTTCAGTTTCTCAAGCTGCACCTGGGCCTGGAGCTTCTGTGTCTCCAACTTGGCCATGTTGAGCATCATCTCAGGCGACGGAGGCGGTGGCGGGGCCTGCTGGCCTTCCTGACCGGCCTCGGGCGGCAGGATGCCAGGGGGCAAGGTCTTCTTGAGGGCGTCCACATACTCGTCCGCGCCGGGGCAGTCCAGGTTCTTGGCGACGAAGTATTTGTCAACCGGGTTCATCTTGGCCGAGATACCCGCGAACTGGAGCAGTCGGTCGTAAGCCTCCTCGCGCTGGGTGGTGTAGGAGGGGCCTACCGATACCCTCACCGCATATTTGCCCCGGCCCAGGTGATTGAAGGGGGCATCGAGGCCGTCCTTGCTGATGAGGTCGGCCACCTTCTTCTTATCCACGCCCTGATAGCGCCTGGGGTCACGGGAAAGGCTCTCCTGGACATTCCTAGCCGTGGTGTTGATCGGGATGACCTGCTCGCTGCCGTCCTCGCCCCGCACCGTCACGTCGCGCTCGGTGTCGTAGATATGCGGGATGAGGTCTTGAATCACCCGGCCGCAGTGCTCGATGGTGGTGCTCAGGTTGTCGATGAAGTGGAAGGTGCCGACGTCGCTCTCCTGTTTGCGCTCCCGGATGGCCCGGCCCGAGGTCTCGTTTGAGGGGGCCCCCACGCTGGCCTTGAACATCCCCAGCGTATTCTCCACGTTCATCTCGGCCTGCCTGACCTCGGTGAGAAGGGCGGCCGGCACGGCGGGCGGGTCAACTCGGTGAGGGCGCTCTTTCCAGTCCGGGTCCGGGTTGAACTTCAGATAGGGGAAGTTTTCGGTGTGGGCGCCGGCATAATCCACCTCGAAGTTCTCAATCTGCTTGGGCGTAATCAGCCAAGTCGCCTTGGGGGCCAGGGCAATCGCCTCGGCCAATTCCGAGTTCCAGTAGTTGTAGAGGCTCTGGGCGTCGCGGGCTCTATTAATCAGGCCGGTTACATGGTCCTTGCCCTCGACGTTGACGACTTCGCCCTCGGCCACGAAGAGCGGGATATACTGGCCGGGCCAATCCTGCTCCTCGATGACTTCCGTGGCGGTGCAGACGTAGTGCTTGACCGTGTAGGTGACTGCCTCACGCTCCCGGAGGATGGTCACGGGCTCGGCCTCGGGCTGGTCGCTCGTCACTAGTGCCTGCACGTTGGCTGAAGAGACCACTGCCTCGGCCTCCTTTTTCTCCAGCACCGAGCCGTCGGACATGAGGCAGATGGTCTTGCGCTCGGCTACCCGCTCGAAATAGCCCGCCACGGTCACGGTGTCCTCGTCCGCGAACCAAAGGGTCTTGTCGAGCCCTTGGCCGGTGTCGAAGTCGGCCGAGGTGGGCGCCTTCGCCTTGGGATACTGCTCCTCGAACTCCTCCGTGAGCAGCTTGTCAATGATGAAGCCCCAAGCGGCGTCAGACCTGTCAATCTCGCGGGCTGCTGAGTCGAGGAAGGCGGCGAAGGGATTCTTGACGGGGGCCAGGTAAATCTCCTGCTCGAAGCTGTCAGGAGAGACGTAGCGGGTCAGCAGCCGCCAGGCCCCACGGCCACAGCGCACCACCATGTCGCCCGCCTGAGTGTAGATGAGCCCCGCCTTGGAGCGATACTGGATGTCTCTGACGATACCTTCAAGATGACGGGCTATGTCGGGGTCGGCGTCGGCGCTGGCCGGCGAAACCTTGATCTCGGGCGTGTTGTGCCGGATATCGTTCGTAACCTGGTGGATGAACTTGTTGGTCAGGTCGATGGTCAGGACGGGACGATCCCGCTTGCGACGGCGCTCCAGAATCCCCGAGTCCCACTGGTTGTCCCCGCCTAGGCTGAACTTGAGGTCGTCGATCTGCGCCTTGCGGTTGTCAACCTCGGCGTCCACGGCCAGTTTGAACCGTCGGTGCATCCGGGCAAGGAGCTTTTCGTTCTTCTCGGGCATCCTATTCCCAGACCACGGCGCGGATCGTGGCCGTCTTGGCGTTCCCCATGTTGGAGAAGGTGAAGGTCAGGGGGCCGTTAATGGGGGCAGCCAGCAGCACATCGCCCCCGGCGTTCAGGGCCGATTGAGTGACTGTGGCGCTGCGGTCGGTCCCACCGCCGTTGAGCAGGTCGGCCCCCCCCGAGTGGTCGGTGGCGGTGTAGTCCCACAGGGTAGTCGGGGCCGTGCTGCCAGGGTCGGACTCCACGCTCATCACGACGCCGTGAAAGCTGGTGCCGGTCGTGCCCGTGGCCGAGCCGTCGCTGTCGTCTGAGAGCACGGTGGCGGTGATGGTGTAGATGAGTCCGCCACCTGGCCGGTCAGCAGCATCACGGGGAAGGTCACCGGTGAAGGTGACACTGCTCCCCGCCCCCCAGGCAGGCCCCGCCGCCAGCAGTAGGACGATGAGTGCCCCCAAGATTGCACGTCTCATGTTTCCCTCCTAGTGAATCGCTCCGCCGGAGATTGTGCCGCCGTATCCCATTTGTGGGCCTGGACTTCCGCTCTGCCAGTCCGTCGGGCCAATCATGTGATTGCCAACAGCATCCACATTCGCGGGCGTGTCGGTGGTTATGCTGATGTCGTCCATGTATTCGGTCTGGGCCTGGGGAACACCACCGTTCCAATAAGTCATGAAGTAGATCGTATGGATATACCCGCCAGCATCGCAGGAGGCGACGAAGCCTCCGTTCTTTTCAGCCTCAAGCACACCCTCTATCCACATTCGCATAATACTTGTAGAATCGTTGGTGAACTTGACGTACATCTCAACGCAATGCCATTGGTCGGCGCCAAACGTAACCGGGGTTCCCGACTGACACTGGACCCGGTCGTCGTTAGAGGCGCAGTTGCCCCCTCCATATTCACAATCTATTTGCGGATTGCCTATTCCCGCGCCGCATTCCGTAGTATCGGCACCCGCCGTTATAATGGATATACAGCCCTGTGGGTTATCATCAACCTTATTTTTGCCGAAGCGCATGGTTTTGACTACGGGAATCGCAGTCCAATCCCAACCGGCGCCGGGGTCTTTGAAGTGATAATAGGCCCGCGACCACAACTCTTGCCCGACCGTGACAACCGAAGTAGGGGTTAGCATGCCACCGCAAGTAAGGCCCATGCCGTCGTTAAAGCCCGAGTCGCGGAGCTGGTGAACCATGTAGCCAGCACCCTTGCTATCGGGGTCGGTGCCATCGCTGAGACGCATATAGACGGTATTGCCAGAAAGGCTGTCATTGTTGCCTATGTTCCATTCCCCTGCGGCCAGGGAACCGACAGCATGCTGGTAGTTAAAGTAAATGGGGGCTCCTCCCCCTACTACCATGCGCTGAACTTGAGTCTCCGCCGCAAAGTGCAAAGCGGTGGGCACGGTATTATCGGTTTTAAGGACGTAATACTCTGTGGTCCCGCTGCCGCTGAGTATCCATTTGTAACTGTGCGCCGTATCAAGGGTGGTGTTTACCGGAGCGGGCCAAGCGATCTCACATGCCTTAGTGCCGGAGTGATGGGCATCGGTGGTGATGGTGGTCAGGGTGCCGGCGTAGTCCAGGGCATCGCTGCCCACGACTGAGTTCTGGGCCTTCTGGCCGTCGTTGCCGGTCTCAAAGCCGGACGTGATGGTCCAGGCAAACGAGGGTGCGGGACTCAGAAGCAGAGCGATTATGAGCAGAAGTATCAGCATCAAGCACCCAAATCAGAGGTGTAGAGTTGAACGGCATCGAACCAACCCGCGCCGGTAGACCAGTCGGCACCAGAGTAGTTGCCGACTGTGTAGCTCGTTGGGTTTGCCCCGATGTCGTCTAGGGAAGTGTTGGTGATTGACTGCCAGGCTTGAGCCCCAACCTTGACGCGCATGATGTCAGTTCCGTCCGCCCCCGATAAGTCCCAAGCGAATTGAATCAAACACCAGCCATTGGCATCATCGTTGTCAGCAATCGTATCCGTGCCCGTATTGTAAACAGCACCACTGCCATCGTCAATAATCAACCGGATGACGTTTAGGGCTGTCACATAGTAGCATTTTATACAGTGGGTATCATCGACCTTGATTGTAAAAATAAAGCAGTCGTTTTCTGCGACAGGTTTATAATAGCATTTGAACGAACCCTTTTCGGTCAGGTCCACCCAACTGCCGGTTGTATTGATTACCGCTCTTTCGGCGTAATAATCAAACTTCAGGGCGTAGGCCCCATCGTAGAAGTTGCCGGCCGAATTATCATACGTTGCTCCGCTGACCGTCCAGGATTTATAGGTGCCCGAATCCGAACAACCACAGGTGCCGTTAGCGTTCGTGGTGGCGTCGTCGGCATTCTCACAGTGGTGGGAGTAGGCCAACGTGCCTGAGCAGTCGTCGCAGGACGGTGGGGCGGCGGGTTGTGCCGTGGCGCCTAGGTAATAGTTCCCTCGCGCTAGGCACAGACAGGCCAGCAGCAAAACAAGAAGGAAACTAGAAAGCGTTGCTAAGAGTGCGCGCATATTCGACCTCGATACCCACCAGGTTCACGTCCTGGGCGTAGTCGTCATTGGCATTCGCCACCGTCCGGTTCACGTTGAACATGACCAGCTCCCCGGCTGCCAGGTTGGTGACCACCACGGCGGCCCAAGGGCCGTAGACGATGTCATACTGGGCATGGCCGTTCAGATCTGCCGTGGCTGAGGCTGAGGCGGTGCCTAGAGTGCAGCCCATCGCGTCGGAGTCACCATTCGAGCAACCCGCCAGGCTGAAGCAGACCCCCTCGTTTGAGGCCGGGGCCGTGCTGTTTGAGATGACGTAGACGGGTCGCCAGTTGAGGGTGTTGGCCGTGGCCTCGTAGAGGTCTTGCGGGGCCTGCCAGGGGAACTCCAGGTCTTCGGCTGAGGATGGGTCGAAGGCCCGTGCGTTGACCTTCCTGGTGCTCGTCAGGGTCGCTATCGCGGCAGGTGCCGCCGTGCCGTCAATCATGTAGCCGACCGGGATAGGGTCAGCCTCGACGACGTAGTTATTGCCAGCCGTGCCATCGACGAGGATAGGAACAGTGCCATTATAAGCAGGCACGGTAACGTTATAATCGGCGCCCAGAGTTGCCGGGACGGTCAGGCTGACCTTGTTGTTGCCGTTGGCGGGCCACTCAAAGAGGTCGTAAATCGTGCTGGCACCGGCCACCCTGGTTACGGTCAAACTCTTGAGAGTCACGTCGCCGTCGGCATCGACGATGAAGCCGCCGGCCGCAGCACTGATAGAACCGATCCCGCTCAGGTTGTTGGAGTCGTCGCAGATTGCCCCTGAGCCCTGGACGGTCTTGTTGTCGGTGCCGTTGGCCCTGATTAGGCTGTGGTCCGTGGAGGTAGCCGGGCCAAGGACGTCGCCGCCACCCGCCGGGGTGGTATATCCGCCCTGCCCATTGAGAAAGTGAGCCACGTTGTTGTCGAGCATCGGGCAGAGGCCGTGGGCAGAGGTAGAGACGTTCAGGTCGGTATTAGCGTCGGGCGCACCGAAATCGTCAAGTTTGCGAGAGGTGGCTGCTTTGCCATCAAGTTGGCCCTGGAGGGCACCCGTCACCCCGTCGAGGTAGCCGAACTCGGTAGTAGAGACCGCCGAGCCCTCCGCTGTGGCCACGCCAGCCGTGAACCGCACCCAGCCTCCCCAGGCGCTCGCGTCCGCGTCCAGGCCCCCGCAGTTGGCCAGGAGGAGGCCGTAGGAGCCACCACCCGAGGCAGCGGTCTTGACCCGCAGGTGCCCGGCTGGTGACTCGCTGAGGTAGAGGGTTTGGTGCAAGCTGAGGCTGAGGTCGCCCAGGATGAGGAAGAGCCGGTGAGGACTCGACTTGCCAGCCTCTGCGACGACTGAGGCTTCCAGCACCGCGCTGCTCTCGGGGATTACGACCCCGGCGGCGCGGGCTCGCTCGACAGGCAGGCAGAGCAGGGCCAAAAGAACGAAGAGCGCGAGGGCGAGAAGAAGAGTGCGTTTCATGGCTTACCCCAAGGCCCCGCCGAAACGAGGCATGGCGTTGAGAACGTCAGTGACGGAACGGGCGGGCAGCGGAACCGAGTCGGCGAAGCCCAGAGCCAGTTCCCCGAAACCGTCAGCGGCGTGGCTGCTCCAGTCGTGGACAGGCTTGGCCTTGAACACCTGGTTTCGCTCATCCCACTCCTTGCGGTAGTGCTCCAGGGCGTCGATGCCCTTCTCGCAGGCTGCCTCGTCGAAATAGCACTGGGGCAGGATGTTGCGAACGGCCTCGATGCGGTCTGCCGGGTCAAGTTTCTTGCCGATGAGCACCGGCTTAAGGCCCAAGCTGATCGCCACTTCCTTGCGGCTCTTGCCTGTGCCAAGCTCGCGGACCTCACCGTCGTGGGGGAAGTGAACAGCCCCATAGGCGTAGGGTTTGTCCTTGAGTACCTTGGCATAGTGAACTAGGCCCTCACCGCTGTTCTCGTAGTAGTCCACCACCCGAATCTCGCGCACCACCCGCTGGGCGAACCAGATAGCCATCGAGTCGTCCATGCCCAAGTCCCAGAAGGTTTCAACTGGTATCTGGGGCGCGTAAGGCACCCTGCCGATCCGGTTCTCAGCCCTGGCCCGGTGAATCAGCTCGGCGTAGTAGGCACCCTTAATGTCAGCGTCGTCCCACACGCCATCTCGAAGCTGCTGACGTTCCACGTCCGGCAGGTTTGCAAGCCAGGCACGGTAATCGGCCTTCTCCTTGAGAGTCATCAACGTATTGTCGGCCAACGTGGCGGGTATGAAAGAACGAGTCTTCACAGTGCCATCGTCGTCCTTGAGTTCAATCACCTTGTCACGGCAACAAGCCACGAAGCGCTCACGCACCCACTTATGCCCGATGTTGCCGGGATTCGATGCAGCACGGGCTAAAGTCTTCCAGTTACCATGCGGACGTAGGCGAGAGAGCAGATAGAGATATTGGAAGTTCGTGAGGTGCGTCAGTTCATCAAAGGCGATGTCGTCATACTCGGCCGATTGATACTGGTAAACGTCGCGGTCAGCCTCGCAATAACCAAACTCCTGAATCGAGCCGTTGGGGAACTCCCAGCGGCCCTTGCTCTCAATCCACTTGCCGAAAGGCCCCCATGTCGTGAGCGAGACGCGGATGAGAGACTTGTCGAGTTCCTTGAACGTGCGCCGCAGCGCCAAGCCCACACTTCCAGGGCAGGACAGCCGGCGGTGAAGGGCGAAGGCCAGTAGCCCTCTTGACTTCCCCGGCCCCGCCTGGCCGCCGTAAAGCACCTCATCGACCTCGGCCAGGTCGAACAGCATCCGGTGCTGCTTAGGGGTCAGGGGAATCTTAAACTGCTCAGGCATCGGCCCTCTCGTGGACGACGACGAAGGTGATTTGCTTCGCACCGTCCTTGCCGCCTATCTCAAGAGATTGCGTCGGCTTGCCCAGGCCCCGATTCAGCAGTTCAACGCATGCCGCCACGCTCGCCTTGGGGTTGTTGGAATCCCGCCAATACTCCAGCCGCCTGAGAGCCTTGGGGCAGGCCGAGAGTGCCAGGCGCTTCACCTCGTGCTCAATCTCAGCGGCTTCCTTTGATTTTCCGGTGGGGTTGCCAGACTGACCGGGCTTGAAAGGACGACCAGGAATGCGGCGCTGGGGCTTGCTGGTCGCAGCGGGTGCAGAAGAAGCCCCTTGGTTTTCCCCCCCAGTCCCCCCTTTTCCTGCTACGCAACTAATCTTTTCGCGGGAATCAAGCACAGAAAGAGCAAGATCGGGACCAGATACGCCAGGCGCCGTGCCAGAAACGGGCGGTGATCCCGCATTACAGTGACTCGGACGTTTAGCGCTTTTGGCTTTTGGCGTCTTTGCCTTCACCATGTCTACAGCGTGTAGTGAAGGCGGGAGGCCAAATCAAGCAAATGCTGCCAACGGAGCCACGAGAAAAGATTCACACGGTTTAGCCCCATTTGGTGCTTGACAGCGCTGGCTGGCTAGCCGTATGCTCAGGGAAACTAGAGAGGAGGGAATAGAAATGGAGACCGCGAGAGACCTTTTCGATGCCTACTGCACGGGCTGTGGCTCAGCCACACCGACTGCCACCCTTGAGGATGTGCGCGATGAGTTTCACCGCCGCGGGTATGGCAATTATCGCCACGACGGGCCTCAATTCATCGAGGAGATTTTTGAGGACGGCTGGGCCTCTGACCACGCAGATGCGAGGTAACCAACCATGCCATCTGGAGTTTACGAGCGCAAGAAGCCGGGCGAGCAGGAGCCGGTGAGGCCGCAGTCGATCGACTGGCCGTTCGGCCTCTGGCGGTGCATTCGGGCCGCTGCTGACGCTGAGGGAATCAGCTTTCGTGACTACATCATCCGCGCCGCAGGGCGCGAGCTGGCGAGAAAGGAGAAGTGAAGATGAACACACTCACGCCGGGGGCCCTGCGAGCAGCAAAGAAGATCATACACGAATTGATGCTACGACAGCGCCCCTTCGAAGAATCGCACGACCTCGGCCTCGGCTTGGTGGATATAGCGAAAATGATAGATGCTGCCACTGCCCTACCCGAATTATCTGAAGCGTGCTGTTTTGCTCTGTTCACCATCGAGCACCGGGATGGCCTGCGCTACCGCGAGGATCTATTTACCACCGACGAGCGCAACAAACTACGCAATGCCATCACTCTAACCGAGAAAGGAGAGGCATGAACATCCGCGTCCAGACGGTTTACGCTCTAACAGAAAAGCCGCTCATCACAGAGAATCAAGATGGCTCTGTCACTTTGCACGACACAGATTTCACCGGACCCGGTGGTTTTAGTATCCAATTTCCCGGTCGAGAACCTTGGACTTTAGAAGTGGCCCATGAGCTAGTGGCAGCGCTAGAACGGAGCATGGGCGGCAAAGAGACGGCAACTTCCGTTATCCGAGCGGACACGGAGAAGTATCGGGGGGCTTACCCAATGCCCCGCTAGTTGGGTATTAACTGCCCTGCTCAATTCGTCCTGGGCTCTCCTGGGGGCGCTGACGGCCCTTCTCTGCCGCCAGCACTGCTCGCACTTTAGCCAGCCTGGCATTCTCGTATCTCCGCCGGGCTATCCAGTTGTCGATCTTGGGCCTCATCGGACCGTTGAGTTCGGGCGGCTGCCAATCCTCGGGGGCGTCTGCTCGCATATCCACAAACGCCCTACAGGCATGACTCGCGAGGAACTTCTTGGCTGCTAGCCGTAGCCCCTCATCGTACTTGCTACGGGCCAGGATTATCGCCCGTGAGTCGTCGGCCTTCGCGCATCCGACGAAGCGGCAATGGTCTTGGCTCTTAATTCTTAGAGTTCGGCAGTGGTAGCAATCGCCGCAGGTATTCACTCAGATTTTCTCAACCTCCCAGCCGCCGCCGTCCTTCTTGGAGCGGGCCCGGACAATCTGGAACGCCAGGGGAAACATCCTGGCCGCAATCCTCACCTTAGCCTTGGCATCGTCTCGAAACCATCCGCCCTTCACTTCGTGAGCCTCTAGCTGGCCGTCGGGGAGCATAATCAGGAAATCCGGTGTGTATCTAACGTCGGGCCCGAGCTTGAGAGTAACAGCCTCGAACCGATACCAGACTATCTCTCCGGCCTTCTGGAGCAGGTCGAGGTGCTGCTGATAGGCGCCCTCCGTCTTGTTGAGAGTTCCTCTGCGAAACCGGCCATGGGCCATGGGGCGCTGGGGGATGGTCATGGCTGAATGACGACGTGAAGGAAGTAGATAACCCCCATAACAATCCAGGTCCACACAACCACCCAAACTATGCGCTCCATCGCTTAGTCTCCCTTCTCCCGCACGACAACCTCTTCCCCTCCCCTACCGGTTCGCTGTCCACGCCAGGAACAGCATAAAAATCAGGCCCCCAAACCATGCCCACATGACAAACTCCATACTAACGTCCGGAACGTTCACTTTCCCCTCCTACCCGCCGGTCGGGGCGGGGCTAGCCTGTTCTTTTATCGCCTTCTCCCGTTCATCAAAGTCGGCGAATATTCTCTTAACCTCAGCCCGTTCTTTCTCCTGCTCTTCTGGCGTCAACCCTTCCCACCTTTCCCATTCAGCGTCATACTCGGCCTGCCGCTCTTTCTCCTCCTTCGAGACATAAGGCCCTTGGGGCTTAGCGATGCCCTTAAGCTGTCCATATTTCTCGGCCTGGAGCATCCATTTGGCGATTCGGCTCCGGCACCCCTGGACGCTCTTGGGCTTCCTCTCCGGCTTGCCCGTGAGCCAGACATGGCACTCGATGAGCTGCTTGGCTAAGTCGGCCTCTCCGTAAATCTTGACCATCTCCGAGAAGAACTTGTCGGGAGGTAGGGGGCGAAGGGCCGTGGCCCTCGCCAAGGCACCCTTGACGTTTTGCGGCAAGGTGCCCTCTTCCCCTTCTTTTTTAAGGGCCGGAAGAGGGGAAGGGGATTCAGAATGTAAGGAAGGGGAATGTAAGGAAAGAGCCGGGCTAGGCAATGCCTTTTCACGGCTAGGCAATGCCTTGGCTTTGCCTAGTTCTAACGCAGGGATAACACTGGCGGATTCGCGGGGGTGGGGGCTTTGGTGCTCTTTGAATGCGAGCACCTGGACATACTTCTCCTCCCCAACCTCATAGATGGCGATGAAGTCCTTGGCCGCCAGATCGTCCAGCATCTTCTCAGGGTCGGCGCGGTCGTAGGGAAGGATTTCGGCCTTCATCTTCTTGGGCCGACATTCCAAGCGTCCCTCGCGGTCGGCCATGCACCACAGGCCCTCAAAGAAGATGCGCGTGAGCGGATGTAGTTCCGCCAAGACCTCGTTTTTGAAGAATCCTGGCTTGAGATTCCGTGCTCGCATTTACGCCCCCGCGAGAGGTAGAGAGGGGCCTACCCCAAAAGAGTCCTACTTAAGAATTCTCCGGCCTATCCATTCCGCCTTATGGGTGATGACCGCATTGCCTGTTTGACGGCAGGCGGACCGGAAACTGACGCCTCCGGTATATCCATCAGGCAGCCCCGTGAGACGTTCTCGTTCCACTCGCGCAAGGATTCGCACTCCTCGTCCGGGCTCGAAAACGTAATTGTCGCGGCTGTCCATCCGGTAGGGGTGGGTAGTAAGACACGCCACCGCCTCCCCCGCCTCAAGCAGCGCCTGACGATCCCGCACATCGCTCTCGCAGTCAGAAAACGCTCGGGCGGGGCAGCGCCCGGAGGAAGCAAGCATCCCGACAAGGAACTGACGGCGTCGAGCCTGGGCCGTGATAAAGGCACCCTCCAGTTCAAGGGCCGTGGTGGAATAACCCAAGCACTCAAGCTGCCAAGCGCAGTCGTCGAGGTCGGGGCTGGGGACGTTTTCGCGGAGCACCCATAGAGGCCGTAGAAAGGACACCCACCGCAGGAATTCGGGCCAGAGGTCTCCTTGTTTGTCGCGTCCGTGGATAGAGCCAGCACGACTCCTGATTGGGCAGGGGTCGCCGCCAGCGATGAGGTCAACCCGTTCAACCGTGGAGAGTTCAACCCGCCTTGCATCTCCGTATTTTCTGGTCTGCGGCCAATGGTTGTTGAGCACATGGAGACAGGCACGATCATTCTCGACCTGCCACCGGCACACCATCCCGGCCCGCTCCAGGCCAAGGTCAAGGCCGCCGCTACCCGCGAAGAGGCTGCCGAAGGTCACGACCGCCCGCCCGTCAAGGCTTTTCTGCCTTCAGCGCCGCCGCAATCTCCCGTTTAGCCTCACGTTCCGAGGCAGCCACGGCGACGGCGATGCGACCGTCTTCGGCCATCGTGACCCAAGCCACGTGCAGGTCAGGATGCTCCCGGCGCAGGGTTAAGAGAACCTTCCCCATGTTCTTCTGGGTGGCTAGGCGGACGGTCATTCCTCCCCCTCCCAAATCACGATGGCCTTGCCGGGGCCGTCTGTGAGAAGGAATATTCCCCAATGCTGTCCCTCTTCATCCTCACTTTCCACGATGGCTTCCACCACCCTCACCCCCGACGCCGGGTCTTTTGCGGCCTCGTGGAGGGCGGTGATAAGGGTGTGTGCATCGTATTCCCAAATAGTAGGACATCCCATTGCTGGTTGAAGTAACTCTTTCCAGTAATGTTCGTGGAACCAGCCTGCCAGCCATTCACGAAACTTCATTTCGGGGCCTCCTTCCGCTCCAGGTGGGCGATGGCCTGCGTTGCAATCCCCATTGCCGCGTTTCTGGCCGCATATATTCCGCGCTGCAACTCTTTGGGGTCATCGCAAGGGATATAAGCGCCAGGCTCGAAGATACTGCCCTTGGCAATTTTGTCTAATGCCTCCCGCGCCACCCGCAGCTTCTCCTCAAGCTCTGCCACCCTGGTGCGCTCGGCGGCCAACTCCTCTGATTCCAGCCGCCACCACCCATCGGACCAGAGGTAGCGAAGCACGCCGTCCTCGCCCTGGCAGACCCTTATTTTGCCGTCACAGGGTATCCGCTGAGGGCCGTCAATGCGTTCGAGTTCTCCACCGCTCATCTCTCCTCCTTCCTCACCACCCAGGAGCCGGGGCTGGGAACCTTGACAACGTAGGGACCGAGGTAGTCATTAGCAAATGCCTCCACCACGAAGCTCTCCCGGTCGATGAAGTCGAGGGCGGCTTGGGCGATAGCAGGCCATTCCTCTCCATTGCGGAACTCGCGGCGTAGGATAGTCGCCAACTCCTCAACCTTCAGCGCATCAGGCATTGGCATCACCTCCTCATCCACTCGAAGGCGAAGTTTATTTGAACTGCCGCAATAAATGCCGAGAGAAGCGCACGCCATACTGGGAGACTGCCAATAGGCGCGGATAAGTCTCCCAGTATCAGACCAATCAATAAAAGCTTGGCCGCTATTGTTGCTAACCAGTAAAGCAATATCCCCATGCCCCCTCCTTCACCCGCCTTTCGGCAGTCGGAAGTTTGTGCTGTGCAGGGGCCGGATTCTCACCGACCGGCAGTGCTTCTCTATGCCTGACGCGCCAGGTCGCCCTGCACAGCGTCTCGCAGCCCGGCCAGTTGACCCCATCACCTGACAGGGCTGCAAGGTTGGTGTCTTGTTCTACAGTTCCAGCCGCTCCAGGTAGCCCCAGGCGTTGCGCTCGATGCCCTGCGCCTGGCGGATGAGTTCCTGAAGCGTCACGGCCAGGGGGCTGCTTCCGGGGAGCATGGCGTTGACACCTTCCTCGGCTGTTGGCTCAGGAGGCCGCATGGCGGGCAGTCCCCCTCCCCCTAACGACGTGACGGCTTCACCCACCCGATTGAGCTGGCGCTGAAGGGCGTCGATGCACTGCTCGACGGCCCCGACCTTCTCCTTGCCCGGAGCTGCGGGCGGACCCACGGCCATCGTCATTGCTTCGGGCAACTCCCTTGTGTATCCCATGTTCCTTCCCTTCCTCCTTTCACCGATTCTTCTGCCTTGATAAGCGGGCCATGCGGTTGCGGACCCGGTTGCGCTGCTTGCGCTTTCTGTTCCTGGTAACATATTGTGGAGTTATGGTGACTGTCTGTATCCCCACTTGCTGATAAACGACCGCTTCCAAGGGCGATGTTATTTTCTTAAAGACCTTCATCAATTGTTCTCCCCCGGCCCCGGAGACGACCCGGCTTAGGCTCTAAGGGTTGACGGTGTTCAAACCACAGGCTCCTTCGCCAGCCGGGGGAGAAGGTTAGGCTGCCTTCTTTGTCGGCTCCAGCAGCCACACAGGAGCGCCCATCTTCTCGTCCTCTAGCCGCATGGGCATGAGCGCCCCGTAGAACCACGGCATGAACGGGTGCTTGATACCGATGCACTTGTCCGCGCCGTAGAACGACAGGGCCAGCCCGCGCAACTTCTGGTCCCTGGCGCGGCGACCCTGACCGACCCGCAGCGGCGGCGAATCGTGGCCGGGAAGCGTGCCCATGACGGTCACGAAATCCTGGTAGTCGTGCAGGTAGTTGACGTTCACCCCGAGGGCGGCCGTGGGCTGCGGGTTGTTCCTGGGAACCACGAGTTGATAGTCAGGGAAAACCCCCTGTACCTCCTGCACCGCCATGCACAGGCCTCCGAACTCGCCCACCGCGATCTTCTCCCCGTCATAGACCACTTGCACCGGCCACGAGCCTGCATGGGCCAGGACGGGCTTCAGGGCGTGAATCGGGAGCAGGAAGCCACCCCCTTTCTTTAGGCGCCGCACATGGACAGCGTAGAAGGGCCGGTAGGGCGACTCCTCTTTGGTCAGGTGGACCACGGCCAGCCGGTGCCCGTCCGTTGCTGTCAGCCGCAAAGTGTTCTTGCCGACCTCGCACCACAGACAGGACAGGTTGAAGCGCATCTCAGACGCCGCCGTGAACTTGCCGAGAGCCGTCAGTAGTCGGGCCTCAACGCTGAAAGAAACCTCCATGTCAGTTCACCTCCTCCCTTCAGGCCGTAGCCTGCTTATAGTGCTCGCACTTCTTCGCTCCACAGGTGCCAGCCTCACAGACCGCCGTGAATATCTGGATGCCCTTCTTCGGGCACCACCGAACGAAAAGGCCAGTCTTGGCCGTAGGTATGGGGTTACCTCCGCTGAAGTCCGGCACGCCCGTGACCACGTTGCCCGCAGCGTCATAGCTCATCATCTGGCCGCCCACGGTCTCAAAAGGATGGCTTCGCGGGGGCCACCTCCTCGGCTCCCGGCTCGGTCAATACCTCGGGGCTGCCGACCGGGGCGCGCTCCTTCTTGGTGGCCGCCTCAATCGCCTCCGCCATCAGCTTGTCTATCTTGACCCCCCTCTTCGCCTTGACCACCCCCTTGTCGATGCGGGGCTTGCGGACGCGCCTCTTGGGGGGAGTGCCCACCAGAGCCGCCAGAGCAAGCACCCTGCGCTCCAGTCGGGCCTTAATCATCTCCAGGTCCGCCACCAGCTTCTCATCCTCTGCGATGTCTTCCTCCAGCATCTCAATGTGCTTGTCCGCGACTTCCATAATCCCTCCTTCTAGACCATGCTTTAGACTGTGTTTAAATACGCGAACGCTCCAAACAGTTCCCGTGCCTTGACATTGTAGGCCCGTGCCGCATCCTCTTCAGAAGAGAACAGGCCGAGATAATGACGTATTCCATTGCATTCAACCTCTGTTCTCCAGCATCGTCCACCCTTGTGCCAATGCACCCCCTTGAATCGGGACGAGGCGTTCTTTCTCTTGCGGCTGTT